CAGCAACACTGAAGTTCTGAAGGTAAGATGCAGAAGATACATCCCAAGCTGTGCTTAGGTCATACTCATTGACATCATCCCCACTATACCCAATAACATACATCTTTAAGCCATCGGGTTTGAAGAATATGCCGGTCGGAGTTTCTTCTTGAGCAGCAACACTGAAGTTCTGTAAGTAACTAGCCGTAGTTATATCCCAAGCAGTACTTAAATCATACTCATTAACATCGTCTCCAGTATTCCCAATAACGTACATCTTAGTGCCATCAGGTTTGAAGAATATGCCTTGTGGAGTTTCTTCTTGAGCAGCAACACTGAAGTTCTGTAAGTAAGATGCAGTAGAAACATCCCAAGCAGTGCTTAGGTCATACTCATTGACATCATCCCCAATAGCCCCAATAATATACATCTTAGTGCCATCAGGTTTGAAGAAGATGCCGGTTGGATTTGTTTCTTGAGCAGAAACACTGAAGTACCCTTCAGTGGGAAAATCAAAGCTGGCAGCGCTTACGTCCCAAGCTGTGCTTAGGGTGTAGGAAAAGACTGCAGCTCCAGTAGCCCCAAGAACATACATCTTTGTGCCATCAGGTTTGAAGAAGATACCTTGTGGAGATGTGTCTTGAGCGGAAACACTCAAGTTCTGTAAGTAACTAGATGAAGAAACATCCCAAGCTGTGCTTAGATCATATTCATTAACATCATCTCCAGCCAACCCAATAACATACATCTTTGTGCCATCGGGCTTGAAGAATATGCCTTGTGGAGCTGTTTCTTGAGCACCAACATAAAAGTTCTGTAAGTAACTAGATGAAGAAACATCCCAAGCAGTGCTTAAATCATACTCATTGACATTGTCTCCACTAAACCCAATAACGTACATCTTAGTGCCATCAGGTTTAAAGAAGATACCGGTTGGAGATAATTCTTGAGCAACAACACTGAAGTTCTGAAGGTAAGAAGCTGAAGTTATATCCCAAGCTGTGCTTAGGTCATATTCGTTTACATCATCTCCAGTATTCCCAAGAATGTACATCTTAGTGCCATCAGGTTTGAAGAAGATACCTTGTGGAGATGTGTCTTGAGCGGAAACACTCAAGTTCTGTAAGTAACTAGATGAAGAAACATCCCAAGCTGTGCTTAGATCATATTCATTAACATTGTCTCCATTGGACCCAAGAACGTACATCTTTGTGCCATCAGGTTTGAAGAATACGCCAGTTGGAGTTGCGTCTTCAGCACCAACACTGAACCTCCCATAAGCAGGTGGCTCTGCATTAGCTAGGTCATAGCCGTCATCAATAAATTCACCATTGAGCTCAAGCGTAAATCCGAGGGCAGTACCCGTCGTAGGGAGGTTGCTAAACACAAACGTAGTTTCAGCCGTAGGGGTGTAGCTAAACACGTTACCAGAAGTCAGGTCAAGAGTTGTGCCTGTGATCGTTCCAACCTTCTCAAGCGCAAGGTCTTCAGCCGCAGCCCCCACAAACACCACCGCAGAGCCTGACAGGTTGATAGCTACGTCAGCGTTGGAACTCTCAAGCACCGTGCGTGACAACGTAGTCCCAGAGGCCGTGTAGGTGCCAGAACCAATCTCCCAAGCTGTGCCATCTTCAATGACGTAGCGAACCACATCAGCGTCAACCACGCCAGCATCAGCAAAGGTCTGGTAGCCACTCTCAGCAGAGCCAAGCGTGATTGTGCCAGTGCCAGTTGTAGCAGTGGATACTTTTGCTCTGTTTACAAGAGTGACCATTGTTTAGTTAACCTTTAAGCAGGATCAGGGATGCCGATAGCAACGGACGACAGCGTGAACGTGTTGCCCGATGTGACAGACTGCGATGCTGTCAGGGTGCTTGTTGCCAGTAGACGGCTGTTCACAGTGTCCACAATGGCGTAGTGGGTTGCAGTGCCAGTGCCTGTGACCGAGCCGTCATAGATAGCAGCCACGACAACCTCACGACCACCGCCAGCGCGATCTGCGGGCGCACCGATGGACAGGCTTGTGCTGTTGCCCAAGGCATAGGTAGCATTGGCCTCAGTGAAGGTTGTAGCCTCTTGCGAGGTAATGAGGATTTTGTTAGCTTCTGTGTCAAGAACGGTCAGGCCGTTGTCAAACACTCGGTTATCAAGAGTTGCCATGATTAGTTATCTTCCTGTTGTGTAAGTTCCTGTGTGGACTGAACACCAGCTTCAGGATCGTAGTTTAATTCAGCAATACCCATAAGGTCACTGATGACTTCTGGATGAGACGACACATCAATACCTGCACCATTAAGGTTACGAAGGAACGAGGCAATCTCACGAAGATCGTGGGGGGCTACATCACCAGCGACAATGGTAGGCATCAGATCATAGTTCAGACCGTTCAACTCCCAGAGACGCTCTACCAACTGTTTGTTGAGAACATCTACGATTGCTTGGATGTAGCTCTCAAGCGCACGGAGGAACAGGTCTGTCTTCGACTTGGACAGGGCGTAAGAGCCACCTGATGTGCCAAGAAGAAGAAACTCAGACAGCATAGAACGAGCGATGTCATGCTGATAACGATTAATGATAGGATTAATGTCAATGTTCCGGCTCCCGTTAGACGACATGAGTTCGATGTCTACCAAGCGGACGTTACTAGGCGCACCATCCTTATCAGGGTATGCGTCACTTGGGAGGATGATGTAGCCTTGTTCGTTGAACTTTACATCACGCAGGATTTGCTGTAGGTTACTAACGAAACCTGACTGAGCAGCGGAAGCGTCACCTGACAGATACTCCGAGGGAATACGAGCAACTGGGATACCAGCAAGTTCACGCTCAACAGCGATAGCCTCAATGGCCTGTAGGTTGTTCAGGTATTCGTAGGAGGTGTAAGCATTACGCAGGATGGAACGACCAGATGGGTCACCATTCAAGCTGGTAGTGCGGTAGTATAGGGACTTGTTAGTGGGGATGTAGTTGCGGCCATTCATAAAACCTACATCTTGTTGTACACCCAGTACCTCACCTGTCTTCGTGTCAACATCAAACTTGCTAACTGTCCAAGGCGCACGAGAGGCAATCTTACGAACACCAATACGACCATCAGTGAACTTAGAACGCTTCTTTTCGCTACGGCTAGTGGGGCCAACTCTACGCTTGTAGACGACCTCGAACCAACCGAACCCATACGACAGAAAGCCTAGTGCCTCAGCGATGTGGTCATCAAGTGTGTGGTCCATGTCATGCAGGACACTCTCGACGAACTCTTTCTCGACTTGGGCAGCAGGTGTGTCGTTAGCAGCTTTAACGTGAAGGTCAACATCACGAAGGATTTGCTCAACGGCGTACATGACTGCACCCACCGTAGAATCATTGTCGCGCATTTGGCGAAAGGCCCTAATTGCTTTCTTACCCCGAAGCTCAGGGATAAATTCATCTGCTCGAATTTGGCCGTTGTGAGTGTTATCGCCAGCGACACCAAGGGTAGACTTGGCAGCAGCTTCAGAGAGTTTGTTTACCATGACTACGCATTTCTTTCATGTTTATCTGGACAAGCCCTTGTTGCTGCTATACACAAGAGATAATTTAGGTTTTGTGTAACCGTTCAAGGAAAGGTCAGTGATTGCCCACACAAGAGCGTCAAGACGGTCAGGAGAGCCAATAGAACCCAGTGGCTCCCATGTTCTCATCTGCGTCTCAAGCTCGTTCAGGTTAGCCCCGTTGACAGGGTTAGCAACATGCTTGACAAGACCACGCTCGTACAGAGCTGAGATAGGTTCAGCACGGGCATACTTACCACGAGAGGCTCTAACAGCTTTGTAAGGGACGGTCTCATCTTCACCATGCACTGTCAGCTTAACTAGGTCACCACCTTGGTTGACCTCAGCCACGATACGGTCAGCTTGGAACTCATGGTAAAGCTGAACGGCTTTAGATGCCCAACCCTGTGGTGAAAGCCTGTCGGTATAGTCACCAAGGACATAAGCGACACCATTCACATCAATACCTGCAACAACAATACCCGTCATGTCACTCTCAGCATTAGAGGTAACAGCGGGGTCAAGTGCAACGACAATACGGGTGAGGTCAGGGACATCCTCTAGCTTAACTGAGGCATCGTCCAGCATGGCTGTGGTCCACAGAGCGCCTTGGGCTTCCTCTAGGACTTCAGCATAAAGCTCTTGCCTACCTATCCGTGTACCCTCATACTGTTCCTTAACAGCAGTCAGGTAAGTTCCAGCTAGGTTAGCAGAGTTATCAAAGGTAGAACCTGTCGTAACGACAGTCTTAGGGTCTTTAAGTATCTGTCTGATTAGTTTAGTAGGCTTGGGGGTCGTAGTGACCATAATACGGGGATGTTTACCGAGACGCATACAAAACTGTAGCATCTGCCAAGTATCCATGTCCTTATTCCAAGCAGCAGTCTCATCACACCAAGCTAACTCGAACTGGGGTCCACGAAGACGCTCAGGTTCCTCAGCAGAGAAGAACTGTACTTGCGCACCATTCTCCCATGTGAGTGTCCGCTTAGTAGGAGACCACTCAGGGAAACCCATCTTCTTGCCAGCGTAGGTCTTATCACCCTTCCAGCAGACTGACAGGAAACCACTCTCACCCTTAACCATAACTCGTTCGATGTCAGAGTTAGTAGAAGCGACAGCAGCGATACGTTTAATACCACGCTTGACGTTCTCTCTTACCCACTCGACACCTGACCTAGTCTTACCGAAACCACGACCAGCATTGATAAACCAAGTATTCCAGTCTTTACCCTCAGGCTCTAGCTGGTTGTCCCTAGCCCAGAAGCTCCAGTCATGCTTAAGTTCTTCAGTCTTAATCGGACCTAGCTCTTCAAATAGTTGCTTGACTTTAGTGGCTGGTAACTGACGTAGGGTGTCAGCGGTTATCTTCCTCTGGGGTCTCATCGGGATTAATTCCTAGCAAGGTCAAGAGTGTGTCGGCTGCACTCTCGTCAAGGTCTGGGTCAGTCTCTTGCTCAACCTCAATGTTAGTGGAAGTAGGTGACCAACCAGCCTTGGACCGTAGGAAGAGTTCAGCAGCCCACTGAGTTGACTTGTTCTCCATGTCGCCAGTAACTGCATGGTCAATCACACGCTTACCAACCAGACCATTGATCCTAGCTCTCTCACGCTCAATCACATCACCATAGGTCTTGTACATGGTAGATAGAGAACGTGGGGCATAGGTAAGGTGCTGCATGGACGACAGCATCTGTCTGATAGCGACACCACCCTGAATACACTCAAGGATATGCTTCTCAACGTGCTTACAGTAGGGGAGCTTCTCTGCCATGTGACTAAGGTTCCTGCCTTTGGTTCCAGCGCCTAATGAGTCTGCTCAGCTTACGCCTGCGCCTACGGCACTTCTACTTTATTAACGACAAGTAATCTGTAACTTAAGTGGGTAGAACAGATTCTACTTTGTAACTGATCCCTCTCGTAAGCTATCAGCAAGACCCTTACGACAAACTAAATTGGTTGCATACGTCTTGGTTACTTACTAGAGGGAAACTGTTTAGAGAGACAACACTAGGAGACCCTAACTTAAGTTATAACCTAAGTCATCATCTCTACTAGTTATACTACTTAGTAGCAGTAACTATCGTTATAACTTAAGTTACCGTCTCTCTCTCAATATACTATAAGTTCATTTTCAGACTTTTGTAACACTCAAAACGTAACTTTTTTCTATGAATCGTACAAGTCACTGATAACTAAAGAAAGAATTATTTAGGAATCTACATCTTTTTTTGTCGTGTGTTGCACAAATGTCACAACATTGGCTTGGAACATTGCTCGGTGTAGTGTGGTAAAAATGTCACAGTTGTCTTCTGGGTAGTCCGAAACCAAATTTCTTGTTTTGGATTCATGTGGGGATACTCGACCACCCCAAAACCAAATTTCTTCTTTTGGATTCATGTGCGCATACCCCACCACCCCGAATCACCTGCGTATAATACCAGGGGTCCCAAGGGATGTCAACCCCCTAATGCAAAATGAAACATATCGTGATCAAGGGGATAGAGTGTGTCTTTCATGCAACACATTAAGATTAAATGGGGCTGGACGAATGTTTTAGCTTGACCTAGAGAGGCGATTTGGCATCCCCCACTGACATTGATTCGGACCCTAGTTATTGAACGCTTGTTCATTTGATACTTAGTCAAACGGCTAACTAACATGTTGATACGGTATCATAATACCCCATGTCATGGCGCTTGATATGACGACACTACAGACCTATCGAAACACAAGGCGGTTACCCTAGCTTAAACCTATGCAACCGCCTTGTGTGGCTTCCCTATCGCTTGTCACGTTACTTTATAGCAGCTTGCTGCGCTGCGTCTGTTGTTGTTGTTGAATAATAATTAACTTCGTTGGGGCTTGGCGCATAGGATCTGCCAAACACCAGCGTTTGCAGCCTTTCCATTGACTCGGCCTGTGCTGTGCAATTTTCACCATTGGCGCGCCAGTACGCATGATACGTTATCATATCGTCTGACCAGCGTGTCCGCACCAATCGCAAAACATATCCCCCTCAGCATCGGCAAGCATGGTTCCGGCGCACGGCTTCGCCCGGTAACCCCGCGGGGCATCCTCTTCAGGTTCTTCGTAGCGCCCGCAGGTCTCGCCGTCCTCTGCGCCGACATCGGGGGCTTCGGTTGGGCCGGCTAGTCGCCAAGCGTCATAATTTTCGGGATAGGTCATTGCACTTTCCCCAACGCTGCGTTGTGCCACGCGCCCACAGTAATACCGTCGATGTAGCTGTTTGCAACAGCGGCATAGCAGTTTTGCAGGTGACTATTCCAGTCGTCGTGGTCCAGGTCTCGCCCATTGCTGGTGCTGATTTCCCATATTGCTAATGCAATGGCAGCGGCGGTCGTCTCATACTGTTGTTCGGTCATGGTGTCGTTCCCTTGTGTGTCGTTTGCGTTGTATTATTGATAGGCGATTCGCTATAGCGAGTCAATGCTTTTTATACGATACATTTTTGACACCAGGATTCCAGCAAGCGCGGCAAGAACCGCAGTTGTTGCCTTGTGTTGGTGCAGGACATAGGTGTCCAACGGGTTCTGACAACTTGTGAACCGTGCTAGTGTTGTTGCCTTTTATCGGCCGCATATCCACCATTGGTGCAGAAAGTCTAATAACAAGATTGGCTGGAATCTTTCCAGTATAGTTGCGCACTATCGCCAATTCACGAGTCGGCAACCAATGCTTAACCGTTGGTGTTTGCCGTGCAACTTCACAAATTGCGTCTAGTTGTTCAACCGAATCCAAGTCACCGGAGTCGAACCAACGATGATAAGGTTCGGAACCTTTACTAACAAACCGCATAATCTGAAACACGCAAGCGGCAACCCATTTGTCGGGTGCAGTTGCAATTAACTTTACGGATTGTTCGTAGTTGCGGGTCCAACCTTGATTAACGCTAGGGCGCAACTTTTGAATGCGACGTGCATAACAAGATTCGCAAACGGAACCTTTTACCTTGGACAACTTGTCACCAACTTTACAGGCAAACGAGTCACTAGAAAAAGCGGAACCGGGCATTTTTGTGTTGCCGTTGGTTAGGCTAACGGATTCCTTAGCCTCTTTTAATGTCATTACATAGGGGCGTTGTGTTGTTGTCGTTGCCATCACCTTGTTTTCCTTGTGTTGTCGTTTGCGTTGTCACCTTTCTACAGTGAGTCGCAAGTTGTGTCAACTAGCATTACATATGCAATTTGTGCATGGCAGTTATGCAAGGTTGACTCTTGTGAAGCTAGAATCGGCGTCTGCTAGAAACAAATCAACCGCCACCGAATCAACGGGAGTCGCTGCGCCATGATACCGCCGTGAGTCAATAGTGTTTGCGCTAACATAATCGAAAGATATCGTGATCGTATCGAAAGATAGCTTGACACTATCGAAAGATAGACATGTATCGAAAGATACCGATTCGTATCGAAAGATACTATTGACATATCCAAAGATACCGATTCGTATCGAAAGATACTATTGACATATCCAAAGATACCGATTCGTATCGAAAGATACTATTGACATATCCAAAGATACCGATTCGTATCGAAAGATACTATTGACATATCCAAAGATACCGATTCGTATCGAAAGATACTATTGACATATCCAAAGATACCGATTCGTATCGAAAGATACTATTGACATATCCAAAGATACCGATTCGTATCGAAAGATACTATTGACATATCCAAAG